TGCCAGCAGGAGTACTGCGATGGGTGCGAATTTTGGAGGGAGTGGACGAATGACGGCTAAAAAGGAAAAGATCGAGCAGTGGCTTGCAGAAGTGGGTGACGCACCATGACCTCCCGCTACAAAGCCAGTAAGCCCGATGTGAACTACTGCCCGAACTGCGGTACAAAGATGTATGGAGGTAAGAACAATGTTTGACACAAAGATCGTATTCCGTGATGGAAGCACCATGACCATACCTGACTGCGATAACTACAAGCTTGACAAGGGATGCAAGATCTTATCCATTCAAAAAAACGGGAGCAACATTTTATTAAATTTTGAAGATATCAGGTATATCGGAGTCTCAGATGATCTGGAACCGCTCCCATCCTCGCCAGAATCAACCGTATGACCCGCCCGAGGGTCTGCACACAAAGAATACCCCCAAACCAAACGGGGCATACAGCGCATTTTAGGAGGTGATACCAATGACCTACAAACGCAAGACCCGTGACTGCATCGTCTGTGGCAGGCGGTCACGCAAGGGCGACCTGTGCGAGCTGTGCAGCGCAAACAAGTGCTCCGGTCGCATCATCCCCATCCCCGAGGGCACGGACGATGCCCTCATCCGCCTCGCCGGCCGCATCATTCAGAGCTGCCTGTCCGAGTACAAGGCCGCCTATCGCAAAGTGCTGGAAAATCCATACCGCAAGGCCTTGCATGCGGACTTTGAGCGGCTCGACAGGGCGTTCCGCAGCTACTACCATCAGGCACTGTCGCTGGGACATATGGACGCCATGCTCGATCGGGTGCGCCATGACACAGAAAGAGAGGTAAACGGATGTCGGATGAACAGATCAGGAAGAAGGAGTGGTTGAATCGGGGCTATCCGCTCCGGATGAAGCTGCTGGGCAAGTACGCAGTCCGTCGTGAGCGGGTAGCTCGTGCCGAATACAGCGGCATCCAGTACGACAAGACAGGCTCCGGCGGACACTCCGGCAATGCCATGCAGGCAAAGCTCGACAGCATCGCCGATGTGGAGGCAGAGATTGCACAGCTTGAGCAGGAGCTTGACGCCGTAGAAGCAGAGGTGGAGCAGGCGATCCGTTCGGTCGGGGATGATACACTCCGGTCGATTCTGGAACAGCATTATCTCGGCTATTTGTCGTTTGCCAGAATCGGGCGGGAGATCGGGTATGGCAAGGAAAACATGATCAAACTGCATAAAAAAGCACTGGATGCAGTAAAGAGTACACCGGAATACACTTGAATACACCTACCCCAGTATGATACAATAGAATTACAGAAAAGCGACGGACGGGCAGTGCAGCGCTTCCCCTAACGGGTTCGCCGTCCGTTTCTTTTCTCAGATGCGGCAAACAGTTTCCGGCGAAGGCCAAGCCGGTGCAGGTGTGACTCCTGCGTGCTGCACCACCTGGTTTTCGGTCAACCAGAGTAAAAACCGATTCATGCATGATGGACTGTCAGGGTGCATTAAACCGTCTGCACCCACAGTGGCAGAGTCGAGGAACGGCTCCTCAGCAGGCTCATAACCTGCCTCTGCAACCATTTGACACCATTCCATTTTACCCCTATACAGTGCACAGAGCATCCGGAAATATTCGGGTGCTTTTGTGTTATCATTTTTCCAGAGGTGGTGACCTTGAATGAACAGAATCTGATTCGGCCGGAGGATTTAACACCGAGCGAACGCCGAGAGAATGCTTCCAAAGCGGGCAAGGCATCCGCTGCGGCCAGACGGCGGCGAAGGGACATGAAAGCCAAGATGAAGATGATTCTTGGGCTGCCGGTCTCTGACTGTGATAATTTCAACACTTTGGCAGTGATGGGCATTGCGCCGGAGGAAATCGACAACGAGACCCTGATGCTTGTCGGGCTGTTCCGCAAGGCCATGAACGGCGATGTACAGGCCGTCCGTGAGGTGCGGAACATCCTCGGCAAGGACAATGATACAGAGCGTCTGAAACTCCAGAAGCAGCAGCTTGCCCTGCAGGAGAAGAAACTGGAAGGTGATGTGGCTGCTGACCTTCCGGATGACGGTTTCCTGGAAGCTTTGAGCGGTACTGCCGCAGCAGATTGGAGCGATGCGGATGAAACCTAATGCCCCAGTGTTCCGGTTCAGCCCGTTTTCTAAGAAACAGCGGCAGGTGCTGAACTGGTGGTGCGAAAGCTCGCCCGTGCATGACTATGACGGCATCATTGCGGACGGTGCCATCCGTTCCGGCAAGACAGTCGCCATGTCCCTGTCATTTGTTCTCTGGGCGATGACATCTTTTAATGCCAATAACTTTGCCATGTGCGGTAAGACCATCGGCAGCTTCCGCCGCAACGTGTTGTTCTGGCTCAAGCTGATGCTCCGGTCCCGTGGGTACAGGGTGCAGGACAAGCGTGCTGACAATCTGATCATCGTAACCCGAGCAAAGGTACAGAATTATTTCTATATTTTCGGAGGCAAGGATGAACGCTCTCAGGATCTGATTCAGGGCATCACACTGGCCGGGCTGTTCTGCGACGAAGTTGCACTCATGCCGCAGAGCTTTGTCAATCAGGCAGTGGCAAGATGTTCCGTGGACGGTGCCAAGCTCTGGTTCAACTGTAACCCCGATAACCCGCACCACTGGTTCAAAAAAGAGTGGATCGACAAAAGGCAGGATAAACGAATCCTCTATCTCCATTTCGTGATGGAGGACAACTTGTCGCTCTCGGAGCGGACAAGACAGCGTTACCGTTCCAGATGGACGGGTGTCTTCTTCAAACGGTTCATTCTTGGGCTCTGGGTGGCAGCAGAGGGCGTCATTTACAACGAGTTTGCTGACGATGCAGAGCCGTTTCTGCTGGATGCACCGCCCGACGATATCCTGTATGCCGCCATCGGCTTTGACTTCGGCGGGAATGGATCCGCCCATGCAGGGATCTGCACAGGATTTTCCAAGGGGCTGCGGAAGGTTGTTGTGCTGGAGGAGTATTACCGCAAGGAGGTTATATCTCCAGCGGAACTGGAGGAAGATGTATGCAACTTCATCCGACTTTGCCAGCGAAAATACAAGATCTACGATGCCTATTTCGATAGTGCCGAGCAGGTGCTGATCAAGGGTATCCGCATTGCAGTGATGCAGAAGAAAATCCCTATCAACGTCAGGAACGCAAAAAAAACGCCCATCCTCGGGCGCATCCGTCTGGTGTGTCAGCTCATGTCGCAGAAGCGTTTCTATGTGATCAGCCGCTGCACACATGTGATAGAGGCACTGCAGACGGCGGTCTGGGACAGCAAAAAATCCGAGGATGTGCGCCTTGATGACGGCAACTACAATATCGACAGCCTCGATGCCATGGAGTACAGCATCGAGCCAAATCTGAGCGATCTTATAGAGACAGGAGTGAGAATTTGAGCAGCATCCTACAGGACACTGCGCAGGCATGGCCGGACATGCACCTGCTGCAGCTGGAAGAAAACTACCGGCATATGGGACTCCACAAACGCATCTTCGGCGGAGCACCGCCATGGAACCGTGCGAAGGCATCCGGTTTGTATGCGAGGGGCACCCGAAGACGCAAGCTCATGCAGGCGGCCAAGGTGGTCTGCGATGAGTTTTCTGCTCTGACGTTTTCGGAGCAGGTGGAGATCACCCTTGACCATGCACCCTATCAGGACTATATTATGAGGACGCTGAATGAGGTGGGTTTCTGGAAGCATTTCCCTGAGCTGCTCTCCTATGCCTACGCCATGGGCGGCTGTTCTCTGAAGGTCTATGCCGATGATTCAAAGCCGGCTGTGGACTATGTACAGGCGGAGCATTTTCTCCCGACAGCGTGGACGGGGGACGCAGTACAGGAAGGCGTATTCCGCACACTCTCGTATCGGAATGGCAGCTACTATACACTGCTCGAGAGGCATGGACGGAATGCAAACGGCTTTGCCACAGTGGAGCATGCGGCCTTCCGGAGCAGCATGCGGGATACCCTTGGCACGAGATGTGCACTTTCCGAAATGTTTCCGGAGTTGGCGGAGCATACAGTGTATGATCATATCAGGATGCCCATGTTCTGTTACTTCAAGCCAGGCACATCCAATAATCTGGAGGCGGATTCACCGCTGGGACTATCTGTGTTTGCATCTGCCATTGATACTCTGGAAGCGCTTGACATTGCATTCGACAGCTTCTCACGGGAGTTCATCCTCGGCAGGAAACGCATCATTGTACCGGCTTCCTGCATCCGCACGGTGGCAGATCCCCTGACAGGCGAGTTCAAACGGTACTTCGATGCGGACGATGAAGCGTTCATGGCGCTCAGATGCGAGGATGAACAGCAGCTGAAGATCACGGACAACACTGTGACACTGAGAGTGGATGAACATGTCAGTGCCATCAATGCACTGCTGAATATCCTGTGCTTTCAGATCGGATTTTCAGCCGGTACGTTTTCGTTTGATGCCGCACAAGGCATGAAGACAGCCACGGAGGTCATCTCACAGGACAGCAAAACCGCACGCACGATCGGCACGAACAAGAACCTCATCGGCGAGATGCTGGAGCATCTGGTTCATAGCCTAATCAGCATCGGTATTGCGCTTGGATTGATTCCGCAGCACGAGTATACGGTTACCATCGGATGGAAGGACAATATCATCATTGATGACAACACGCTCATTGACAACAATGTGAAGCTCGTTGAGGCCGGTCTGAAGTCGAGACTGAAGGCGATCATGGAAGTGCAGAAGTGTGATGAAAAGACGGCACAGGAAGAACTGGATCGCATGGCGAAGGAGCAGAGCGTGACAGCGCTTGCAGTGGACGATTTCCTGAATGGCGGTGAGGAAGATGACGAAGCTGGAGATGCTGGCACTGAGCCAGCCGCTGAGTGATTTATACACAGGGCTTGAGACCGATCTCCTTGCCAATATCGCAGAGCTTCTGGCGGCGGGAACGCTCGACCTCCCGTCCTCTCAGTGGAAGCTGAAGATGCTGGCGCAGCTGGGTGCTCTTGACAAGCTCAACATGCAGACCATTGCAGCCTATGCGGCGCTGATGCCGGATGTACTGACGGATACTCTCGAAACCGCCGCCCTCGAAGCCATCGGAGAGATGGAGCCGGGTTTTGCGGCACTTGCCAGAGACGGCATTGTAAAGCAGACAGAGGTCCCCATTGAACGGAGCATGGCAGCCGCACTGCAGACCTATCAGAAGCAGGCGAGGCAGTCGCTCAACATGGTCAACACCGTCATGAAGTACAAGGCGAGGGCAGCCGCACAGACGGCAATCAAGGACGCTGCAGAGCTGTCTGACAAGCAGGAGTTTCTGGACATGCTGAACAAGGCAGCCGGCAAGGCCGTCACGGGCATCGAGAGCCGTCAGGCGGCCATGCGGCAGTGTATCCGTGAGATGTCGGAAAAGGGCATCCCTGCCTTCGTGGACAAGCGTGGGCGGGAATGGAGCCCCGAGGCGTATGTGAACATGGACATCCGCACCACGGTCGCCAATGTGGCGCATCAGGCACAGTTCCAGCGCATGGACGACTATGGGCTGAATCTGGTGGAGGTGTCCAGCCATTCCGGCGCACGCCCGAAGTGTGCCAGAGATCAGGGCAAGATCTTCAACCGGAACGGCGGTGGCGGCACCACGACCGATCTGCGTGGAAGAGAGATTCGCTATTATGCATGGTCGGATTCTTCCTATGGAGAGCCGGACGGGCTTCTGGGGATCAATTGCGGGCATCAGATCTATCCGTTCATGCCGGGTGTGAGCCTGCAGACCTATTTTCCCATCGATGAGGAAGAGAATGCCAAGGAGTATGCCAGACGCCAGCAGCAGCGTGAGCTGGAACGCCGTGTGCGCAAAGCCCGCCGGGAGTGCATGATGCTGGAGACAGCAGGCGACAAGGAAGGTTTGAAGAAGGCCAAGGCGAAGCTGAACACAAGGGTGC